ACGGAACCTGCAGACGTGTCGGAAGTGGCGGTTGCAGACGTTCCCGACGAGGCCGAGGACCCGCGCAGACTGCTGCGAGCCGTCAAATGAAAGGACTCAAGGCATAGAAAATGCATAATCCTGCGAGAATTTGCCAATCCCAGGCTTGGACGGAATGACTCTCGATCGGGTCAACAACGAGCGCGGCTACTCTCCAGACAATTGCCGTTGGGCCACGCGGAGCGAGCAGCAGCGGAACCGGCGGCCACGGTGATACTCATGGTGCCGCCCATAGAAGGGGAGCCATGGCCCACCCTTGGGCCGCAGGTCTGTGCCTATATTGAAGCTAATTTGGTGTTCGGCCCGGGCGACCTTTCGGGGCAGCGGGCGAAGCTGGACCCGGAGAAGCGGGCGCTGATTTACAGCTTTTACGAGGTGTACCCGGAAGGTTCGCGTGACCCGAACGGGAAATCCATCGCTGGCCGCCGACGTTTCAGACGTTGCGGCTGGTCGACGCAGAAGGGCAGCGCGAAGACGGAGCTCGCCGCGTGGATTGCGGCCGTCGAGCTGGCGCCGGATGCACCAGTGCGCTGCGACCGCTTCTCGAACGGGCGACCGCTTGGGCGGCCGGTCATCGACCCCTACATCCCGATGGTGGCGTACACCGAGGAGCAGACGAGCGACCTGGCATACGGCGCGCTGAAGCACATCCTCGACGAGTCGCCCATCCGGCACCTGTTCGACATCGCCGAGGAACGCATCCTCAGGGCCGACGGGAAGGGGAAGGCGGTCGCGTTGGCTGGGGCCCCGAGCGCCCGAGACGGTGCCCGCACGACGTTCAGCCACAAAGACGAAACGCACCGCTGGGTCCTGGAGCGGCTGCGGCGGGCGCACCGCACGATGATCGCCAACCTGCCGAAGAGGTTGATCGCGGACCCGTGGGAACTCGAAACCACCACCGCCTACACACCGGGCGAGAACAGCGTCGCCGAACAGACGATGGAGTACGCGAAGCAGGTGGCGAGTGGGGCCATCAAGGATTCGCGGCTGTTTTACTTCCACCGCCAGGCGGGCGAGGGCTTCGACCTGAAGAAGCCGGAGCAGCTGCGCGCGGCCGTGATGGAAGCAGCCGGCCCAACCTCCGCGTGGAAGGACATCGAGGGCATCGTCGACTTGTGGCAGGACCCGGAATCAGACTTCGATTACCTCGAGCGCGTGTACCTGAACCGCCCGATATCGACGGCCGCGCAGGCGTTCAGCGCCGACTGTTGGCGGGCTGGCTCACGGGGCGGAAAGCCGCCGGCACCTGGCGAACTGATTACGCTCGGTTTCGATGGCTCACTGGTGGAAGACTCGACGGCGCTGATTGGGACAGGCGTGGTAACCGGCTTTCAGTGGCCGCTTGGAATCTGGGAGCGCCCCTACCGCGCGGAAAACTGGGAGGTTCCGAAGGCTGAGGTTTCGGCGGTCGTCGATGAGACGTTCCGCACCTGGGACGTGTGGCGGATGTACGCGGACCCGACCTACTGGGAGACGCAGCTCGCCGAGTGGGCGGGCCGCTGGGGCTCGGGGCACGTGGTGGAGTGGCCGACGCGGCTGACGCGCAAGATGGCAATCGCACTGAAGGCGTACGCGACGGCCATCAAGGCTGGGGAGGTCACGCACAACGGCGACCCCGCATTCGCCCGCCACATCGGGGCCGCGCAGAAGATGCAGCTCAGCTTCCGCGACGAGGACGACACGCCGCTGTGGCTGATTCAGAAGGACCGCCCGGACTCGCCGAACAAGATTGACGCGGCGATGGCGGGCACGCTGAGCTGGCAGGCGAGGCTCGACGCGCTGGCGAGTGGGGCCGGTGCCTCGCGGGTGACCGTCCCCTCGATGTACGTGCCGGACGATGGTGACGAGTGAATCAGCCACGCACGGAAGGGCGGTAGCGTTGGGTTCGATGTGGAGCCGCGCACGCGTTTTGTCGGCGCTGGAGGTGGCGTGTTTCGGCGCCATCAGTTGCGGCGTTGCCGTGGCCGGGTACGTGCTGGCCGGCGTTGCGGGTGGCGTCGCATCCGGGCTCATCACCGCGGGCGGCTGCGGCGTCTACCTGGTGAACGTGTATTCACTCCCACTACCGGAGCCCGAGGAAACACCTGATGACTAGCGCCCATCGCATCGCCGCAAGCCGGAAGACCTTCACCATCAGCCGAGACCGGAACATCGCGTTCAGCGGCCCACTCGGTGAAATCGACATGACCGGCACGAGCACCCTCTCGGGGACCCGCATCGATGAACAGCGGTCGCTGCGAATCGCGGCCGTCTGGATTGCCAACACCCTCATCGCCGACGAAGTCTCGTCGCTCGTGTTCAAGCTGATCCACCGCAACGACAAGCTCCGCGTGCCGGTGCAGCCGCCCTCGCTCGCCCCGCTGTGGCACATGCCGAACCCCGACCAGGACGTGCAGGGCTGGCTCGCGACATCGAGCCTGAGCCTCACGCTCTGGGGCCACTCGATCACGCAGCTGGGCTGGCTCAACAACGGCGACCTGGGGCGGATGTGGCCGGTCGACCCGTCGGGCGTGACGCTCGAACGGATGGACGACCAGGGTATCCGCGCGAACGCCGCCGGCCAGGGCACACTCGAAAACCATCCCGGCATGCGCCCTGAGTTCATGAGCATCCCGCTGTACCGCCTGCCGGGTCAGCTCACCCCGATGTCGCCCGTGCGCTACGCGGCGGAGCTGCTCGGGCTGGGAGCGACGTACGACCGGATGGCCTCGAACCTCGCGGGCCGCGGCTTCAACCCGGCGGCGATCCTCACGTTCGGCGCCCCCATCGACGACCCGGTTGCGGAGAAGTTCAGCGCGAATCTCTCGAAGCTGCACGGCGGGGCGAACAACCGGGGCAAGGTGGCGGTCATCGGTGGCATCGACCCGAAGCTGCAGCCGTTCAGCATGAGCCTCGCGGATGCTGAATTTATGGCCCAGAACGACCGCGTGTTCGCGCTCACGATGGCGCTCTGGCGCGTGCCGCCGACGGTAGTCGGGATGGTCGACAAGCCGAGCACGTGGGGCACGGGCGTCGCCGAATTCGCGCGCGGCCTCGAGCGCTTCACGCTGCGGCCGATCGTCCAGCGCCTGCAGTCGGGCGTCGAAACGTACATCCTCCCGTGGGTGGATGACACGCTGCAGTGGCGCGGCCGCTTCGATTCGCTCCTGAGCGCCGCCCCGAAGGACCGGGCCGAGATCCAGCGGCTCAACCTCGCCAACGGCATGACCAGCATCGAGCGCGTCCTCGCCCAAAACGACGAACCACCGTTCGACGACGAGGAGACGCGGTACTCGCCGCTCAGCCAGGCGACGGAAGAAGACCGCGACCTCGAACGTTTGAAGAAGCGGGCGACCGCCGCCGCCGAACTCATCAAGGCCGGCGCGGACCCGGCCTCTGCCTACGCCGCCGTCGGCCTCAACGTCACCCAGGCGGAAGCGCCTGCCCCTGAACCCCCGAAGGCGCTTCCTGAACCTGAAGCCAAGTCGCAGCCCATCGACCTGACGGTGAACGTGGACCTCCCGGCGGTGAGCATCACGAACGAAGCCCAGCCCGCTCCCGAGGCCGCTGTCCGCAAGGTGCGAAAACAGATCAAGCGGGACACCGAAGGGAACATCGCGGAGATCGTCGAGACCGAAGAATGAAGCTCAGTTCACTGGCAGCTGACGCCGCGGCGGATGCGGTGACCGCCCTCGTCGATGGCGGGTATCTCAGGGTGTACGGCGACGTCGCGCTGGTGGTCGAGCTCAGGTTCGCCACCCCCGCGTTCAACCCCGCGACTGGCGGCGTGGCCCGCGCCAATCCGATCGTGGCCGGCTACGCGCGGGGCGGCATCGCACGGACCTTCCGTGCGGTCGCCGCCGATGGAGCGACCGTCGTGTTCGAAGGCACCGTGAACTCGCATGAGCCAGCCGACATGGTCCTTGGCGACACAAACATCCAGCCGAACGCCCACGTCAGCGTGGACGTGTTCACCTACACCCACCCGAAGGAGCAACCAGAATGAGCAAGGGCAACACCACC